GGCAGGACACCCTGCTGCAAGTAAAAGAACTCAAAGAGGTGATTTAGATACACCAAAGGGAACTGCATACAATGGATCAGCATTTGCCGCATCATTTGGTGGTAGTGATATGGGTCAAATCATTCGTGATAGAAAAAATATCAAAGCAGCTGATATAGTTTTGTGGAGACAAGCAAGTGCTGGTGGAAAATTTAATAAAGGTGCAATCACTCATGTGGGTATTGCTGCTGATGATGGATTAAAAAATCAATATGATCATAACACGAAAAGAGGATTTCATTATAGACCTCATTGGGATAGAGATTCTGGGACAGAATGGTTTGCTGGCGTAAGATTGATGGGTGCTGGTGGTATGATTAATGGTATTACACCAGCCATTCTTGGTGAAGAGGGAAAACCAGAGGGTGTTATTGGTGGCAAAATTACACAACTCCTGGAGGACATGACTCCTGGGATTCTGCCGGCGATTATTGGTTCAAGAAGTAAGGATGAATTAACTAATGTATTGAGAACTTTTAGTGATTATGGTTTTGGACCACCAGATGAATTTTTTGTGTTTGATGAAGGTGGGGATGATGTAAGTTCTTCAAATTCACCAATGTCTGTAGCAGTCTCTGTTTTTGGTGAAGGAGGAGATGATTTCGCTTCAGGTTTGTACCAGGGTGGTTAAATATAACTAGAGGAAATAAACTATGACACAAGCAAATATATCAAGGAATGCTTCATCTTCCTTTATAACCAAAGCAGAAATCAAATCAAACAAAGACAAAAGTAAAGTTGTAAGTTTGCTGGGTGGTTTAAATGCACCTGGTCCTCGTCTCGCTCGCTTGATGTATTTTGAGAGTATTTTACAGGATACTGTGAAAGCTGAAATTATGTTTGATGATACGGGTGGTGCTGTTGATGGCAAATCAACAATAGAGGGTCTTCCTTTAGTTGGTACAGAGGAAGTTAATATTGCATTTGAGGATAATAATCAAAATAAAATGAAGGTAACTTTGTATATTAATAAAGTGACACCAGCCTATGAAGATACTACAAAATCTAGAATTGTAATTAATATGGTGTCAGAGGAATTTCTTCGTAATGAAGATATAAAGTCTAGACTAAATTCAAGATTTGATGGTAAAATATCAGAGCATATTAAAATAATACTCACAAATAATTTGAAGACTAAAAAGAAAACAGACATAGAAGAAACTACAAATAATTACAACTTTATCGGCAACAATCGCAAACCATATTATGTATTGAATTGGTTATCAAAAGCAGCAATTCCAAGTAAAAATGGTAAAAAAGGAGATAGTGCTGGATTCTTTTTCTTTGAAACTTCTGAAGGATTTAAATTCAAATCTATTGATAGTTTATTCGCACAAGAAAAGAAAAGGTCATTAATTTATAACGAGTCAAGTGATAAAGATGGTAAAGTCCCTGCTGGATATGATGGAAAAGTTTTAGAACAACAATCAGATAATGGTGTAAATGTTCAGGAAAACTTTAAAATGGGCGCATACGGAACTAGACTTGTCCTTTTTAATCCATTTACATGTTATTATGAAGTAATTTTACAAACAGCAGATGAGTCAAAGAAAGGAACAAAACTAGCAGGAAAAGATTTACCAGTGCTTAATGAGAAATTTAAAAATATCTGCACTCGCACAACTTATATGTTATTAGATGTCGGAACTCTTCCAACAGGAGGAGTTAAAGAACAAATTGCAAAATCAAAAGAACAAAATTTTGAGACGCAAAGTATTCTGAATCAAGCTATTCGTCGTTATAATCAAATGTTTGCAGGGATGCAGACAATTACAATTGCAGGAGATTTTTCATTACACGCCGGTGATAAAGTGTTTTTAGATACTCCAGGTCTTCGTCCATTAAAAGATGATGAATTGAATAAAGAGTATTCTGGCGAATATATAATAGCAGACTTGTGTCACTACATCACTCCAAATGAAACCTATACTAAAATGAATCTTGTTAGAGATTCCTTTGGTAGAAAAGGTAATCACACGAAACGTATTCCATTATAGCAATGTCAGACAAAAGTATCCAACAACACATTAATGATGATAAGGATTTATTAGAGAATCCAACACTCTCTCCACAAATGCGTCGGCATGTGGAAGATGAATTAGATCATCTTGAAACATATCAGGCAAATCATCCTGATGAAGAGCACGATCCAACAGCGTTTGAAATGTATTGTGATGAACATCCAGATGCATCAGAGTGTAAAGTTTACGAGAATTGATTTAAATGGAAGGTGGTGCTCTTTTTAATCCTGGATTTTTAGGTGGTAGTTTTCTTTGGTGGGTAGGTCAAATACCTAATGATGAAAACTGGCGTGAAAATATAAATCCAGGAAAATTTAAAAGTCCAGATGAGATTCCTGGATGGGGATACAGATATAAAGTTAGAATTATTGGACTTCATGATCAGGATCAGGTAACAATAAAATCAGACCAACTCCCCTGGGCTCAAGTAATGTATCCCATTACTGCAGGTGGAGGGCAGGGTGGATCGTTCCAAACACCAGCAATCAAACAAGGAAATTTTGTTTTTGGATTTTTCTTGGATGGTCAAGACCAACAAGTCCCCGTAATTATGGGTGTGTTGGGTGCAAACGCACAAATACCAAAAGCACTTAATAAACCAACTAATCAACCTTTTACCTCACAAAGTGGATATAGTGGTTCCCCACCAGATGTAACTGGCGAAAAAACTTCTGATGATAATTTAGTAGCATCAAGACCATCAGGAACAAGTCCAGGCGGACAACCAACAGGAGGAGACAATCTTAATAATCCACCAACACCAAAAGCAGTTCCAACAAAAGAATCACCAACTGCGACACACCAAGAGTCTGTAACAGACACTAAAATAGAAGAAGTTTTAGATCGAAAGCACGCTCTCTCTTGCCCAAACCCAGCAGAGAATAGTGCAATGAAAGGCATTCAGACTGTCATTGAGAACTTACAAAAAAAAATAGAGAAGTTTCAAAAGTCATTAAAAACTTTTTCTGATGCTGTGAGTTTGAATATCAAAAATGCAATGAAAGATATTAATAAAGCACTTGAGGAGGCATCAAAAGAAATATCAAAATTTATGAAAGAGATTTATGGAAAGATTCAAGAGTTTATTACCGACGAATACAATAAAGCACTTAAGCCACTAGAAAAAATTTCCATACCAACATTTAGAATTGAAATGTTGAAACTCAAAATTGAGGGATTGGAAAAAATTTCTTGCTTGTTTAATAAACTCGCTGGTGCATTAGAAGGACTACTTAAAAAAGGTCTTTCAGATAGTTTAAAAAACGAAGCAGGACAATTACCACAACCTCAACAACCCGCAGCAGAACAATCACTACCAAAAGTAACTTTATCATTATTAAGTGGACCAACAGGAAAAACTTCCGACTTAATTATTGGGGAAAAAATTACAGGAGCTAATTCCAGAGCAATTGCAGTGGTTGCAGAAAGATTATCTGATTCGCAAATTACATATATTTCACTAAATAAAATTTCATTTAAAGAAGGAGAAACTGTTACATTTGAAAAATCAAAAATACAAGCAATAATCGGTGCTCAACAACCCACAGCAAGATTATCAGTAGGAGCAGTAGGAGCAGCAGCAGCAGGATTAGTAGCACCAGGAACAGGTCTAGGTGCAGCAGCAGGATTACCAGTAGGAGCAGTGGCAGGATTAGCAGCACCAGGAGCAGCAGCAGGATTACCAGTAGGAGCAGTGGCAGGATTACCAGTAGGAGCAGCGGCAGGATTAGCAGCACCAGGAGCAGCAGCAGGATTACCAGTAGGAGCAGCAGGACAATCACCACAACCTCAACTAACAAGTCCCGGAAGCAGTGTTGTTCCACCACTACCACCAGATGGTTATTATCGTCCTTCTTGTCCAATTTGCTCTGCAGAAGAATTAGTCGGAGGTGTGATAGGACAGCATGTAAATCAAATGCTCGCAGTTTATGATGAAGCGATTGGTCCTATTGTTTCTCAAATTCAATCTTCCTTAAGCGCCGCTGGTGTCGCTGAAGGAGCATTACAATCTGGATCTGCTGGAAACAAAACAGTTCCAAGTGGTATTAGTTCAAAAGCAGTTGCAGCAGCTTTAAAATCTGGTGATCTTGTAGGTGCTTTAACATCAACTCTTGCTGGAACTTTGGGAATTAAGTCTAATAATATCGGGTCAGTTGTTGGTGCTTTTAGAGGAGGTAATATTGCACAGGGATTAACAAGTTTAGCAGCACTTGGCGGAAAAAATACAGCACAATATGCAGGTGCTCTCACCACAGCCGTGCAGGCAATTAATAATAACGATCTTGTTGGTGGATTGAGTTCTATGGCAGGTGCTTTTGGTGCAGATCCAAAAATACTATCAGGTGTTGGAAGTGTATTTGCTGCAATTAAATCGGAGGATATTGGTGCATTAACAAGTTCCGTCGGGCAACTTATGGGAGTCAGTCCTCAAGTTCTTGGTGCAGTTCAACAAGCAGGTGCTGCTCTTGCAAGTGGAGATATTGGAGCGATTGCAGGACAACTTGGTGCATTAGGAGGACTTAATCTTAATATTGGTAAAGCAATGGACTTTATTTCATCTGTGACAACTCTATTTGAGTGTGATCCAGAACCAAAATGCTCTCCGAATGACATTCATACGCTTCAAGATGGAGGTAATGGAAAACCTGGAACAGAAAATCCAAACTCAATTCAGATTGCTCAAAAAGCACAAGAAGCCGCCCTGGCAGGTGGAACACTTATTGGTGCTGGAACAGCAGCGGAAGCAAGAGCACTGGAGAGTTCACCAACCTATACAGTACCTACAGGAGAAGTAATTGGAGTAGCATAATGCCATTATCACCGCCCTCTCTTGATTCAATTAAAGTAGGATATATCAGTCCAACACAAGGATATGTGAGTGGTCTTTCAATTCAAGAGGCAAATGATTATGATAAACTTAATGGTGGAGTAAAATATGCTCCCATAACAAGAACTTATGGTGTAACAAATAACGGTGCAGGTAATTATGCATTTACCGGTGATGGTTTTGGAAGTAATCCAACTCTGAATGTAACCGTAGGAGATACATTAGTATTTAATTTAGTTGCTGTTGGTCATCCATTTTGGATTAAAACAAAAAAAATTACAGGAATAACCGATGGCGTAACTACAGGAAAAGTAACAAATAACGGACTGGAGAGAGGAACCGTTGCTTGGGACACCACTGGAGTGAAACCAGGAACATATTATTATGTCTGTCAAAATCACACATCAATGCAGGGAGTAATCAATGTCGCTGCTCCTCCTGCAAGAACCATTTATATTTTTAGAGATGGAGATGGACGAGTTCGATACTTAACGATTGATGAAGTAAATAGACTGACGACCAAAGATTTATTAAGATCTGATTCCTGCGATACTACACCAAAACCTTGCGGACCACCAACTCTTAACTTTTTTGGTGGGGAAGGAATCGGTGCAGAGGGTAATCCAATCATTGATACAAAAGGTGAATTAATTGCTATTGATATTGTGAATGGTGGTTATGGATATCAAACTCCACCATTCGTTCAGGTTATTGACCCTTGTAATAACGGAAGTGGAGCTGTGGTGCAGACTCTAATTCAGAATGGTAGAGTTGTTAATACAATTATTGTTGATAGTGGTCGTGGATATTTACCACCACCACAAACAGTTCCACAATATCCTGCACTTCTTAAACTTAAAGAGGTGATTGTAAAAAATCCAGGAATCAACTATAATTGTGGAGTTGATAAGATGGATGTATGTAGTATTCGTGATGGCAGGGAGGTATCAGCAACAAATGGAACTGTGCTTTCCTATCAATGTGACCCATATGGGAAAATAAGATCTGTAGATGTTGTCAGAGGAGGTAATTACACAGAGCGTCCGTATATTTGTATTGATACTGAAACAGGATTAAATGCAACATTTATTCCCGTGTTTGAGGTTATTCGTGACCCCCTTACACAAGAAGTTGCAAGAGATGTCGTTCAGGTTTTTGATCTGGTCGGATTAACTGTTCAGGGTTATGTGGATGGAAAACCATATTATGGTAATGTTTACTTTGAGAATGGTCTTAAATATGCAGGAACTCAAAACACGGGCGGTCAAATTACTCGTGTTTATAATACCAAATCCGAAAGTATTCTAAAAGAAACTCAAAGTGTGGTAAGTGGTTCAACAAGAATCGTTGTCCCCGTTGAAGCAGAAACGACACCTGTACCAACTGCACCAACACCAGCACCCGCACCGACAGTAACATCTGCCCCTGTAGTAATCTCTGCACCAACACCTACTCCTGCACCTCCTCCACCACCATCACCGTCACCACCACCTCCACCACCTCCTTCACCTTCACCTTCACCACCTCCACCGCCACCTCCTTCACCTTCACCACCGCCACCTCCTCCTGGCGGAGGCGGTTACGGCTACTAATAAATAACAAGAACCCCCTTTAGGTTATGGCAGAAAAGAAAAACTTTTTTACTCAAGTCATTGGAGCAATGAATGGTGCATTGTCTTTTGGATTTTTAAGTCCAAAAGGTGATGTGACTTCTAGTGTAAAACTGCAAGGACTTGATGGAAGACATTTTATGTCTATGGATGAGGATGGTGTTCGTGAAGGATGGACGACATTAAATTCTCCAGGTTGTGTCCAAGTCGTTGCGGGTGAGGATTTAACAAAAGGACAGAATGGTATTTTTGTTGAGGCAGAAAATGGTGATATTATTATCAAAGCAAGAGATGGTAAAGTTCGTATTGAAGGGACTGATGTTGAAATCACCGCCACAGGTAATAGTCCAGAGGGAGTTTTTTGGGTTCGTGCAAATGAATCAGCAAATATCAAGTCTAAAAATATCACACTTGATGCATCTCAAGGACTTAAACTTCTAACCACTGGTGTTTTAACTTTGGATGCAAAACTAGGGATGCAAATTTTATCACCAATCGTGTATGGTGCGTCCTGTGCATCAGGTGCCACTGATAAAAAACTAATTTAATTTTTAATAAGGAGAATTATGTCTTTTTCGATGGATGAAGCGTGTATATGGGGAGGGCAACTCTTATGTTGTCCTTCGGGTGTTGTGCCCACAGCATTAGGAGTTGGTCCTCAAAAAATTAATTGGTCCTCATATATTCAAGGACCATTAAATGTTGGTTCCACTGGTTTTGATTACCCACCAGCAGCTACTGTGCTTATTGGTCCAAGAGCAGATTCTGAACCACAGGGAAAAGTTTCTGGAACAGTTTGTGGAATACCTCCAAGCAATTTATCATTATATGTTAAAGGTAATAGTGCGATACAAGGAAATTTTTTCGTTTCCTCTGATATTTTAGCAAAAGGCAATATCACAGCTCAAGGAGAAGTAAAGTCTCGCTGTGGCAATCATATTCTCTCTGCTAAAAAGAATTTTGATATTCCACACCCAACCAAAGAAGGGTGGAGACTTCGCCATACCTGCCCAGAGGGACCATCCAATGATGTTTATTTTCGTGGCAGACTTACAAATAAAACAATTATCTTTCTTCCACAATACTGGGAAAAACTTGTTGATCCAACAACAATCACGGTAAATCTAACACCTATTGGTGCTCATCAGAATGTGATTGTTAAAAGAATTAGTGAGAATCAAATTCATCTTCAAGCAAATGGTGGAATGCCAATTGATTGTTTCTTCCATATCTTTGCAACTCGTGCTGATGGTGAGAGATTGATTTCAGAGTATGAAGGAGAAAGTCCAGCAGATTATCCAGGAGATAATAGTCAGTATTCTATCTCTGGATATCATTACGACGTAAAGGGGAATAACTAATGACTAAAGCAAAATCTTATTTTACAACTGAAAATCCTCAAGAAATTAATGATTTAGAAACTCAAAATCTTATAATTACTGGACAACTTAACGTTTCTGGTATTACAACTTTGGGATTGGGGCCTACTTCTTCTCCTCAATTAAATTCTCAAATGTCTTTTGAATTGACTAATAATACCACTCTAACAATTAGAGTCAAAGGAACTGATGGAGTGTTAAGATCTGCTGATATTACACTTTCTTGACATCAGAACCTTCTCCTGCTATGATACTCAGGTAATCACAAAACAAACCGATGCAAGATGAGTATTTGACACGCTGCGTGGTTGATCCGCTTAAGAAAACCGTCTATCTGTATTCCAATGAAGGGTCAGAAAAGCAAGTGTCCTGTGAAACCGTTGATGAGTTTATGAATGTATTAAACTTTGTTCGTTCTACAGTGGGTGAAGATACTCTCTCATATGCAAATCCACTTTAAGTTTTATTTTTAGGGGAAAAAAATTCCCGGTAATTTTCTCACACGATACTTTTTTCATAAATGAGTCTTCTAAAGATTGATAGGACAGCACTTTATGATGTGCATGTTAAAACAACTTCAAAAAATGTCAAAGAAGCAAATGAAGCACTTTTTACTGCAAAATGGAATTTACCAACAGCAGCAAAACACTGCGGAATGACTCAAAAAGAAATGAAATTGACATTCTGGGAGTATCTCAAGTATAATCCAATCACCTACTCTGGGTGATTTCTTGGGCGAGTGTCGTAATAGGTAGCCGAATCGCACTTAAAATGCGCTGGGAGTAATCCCGTGGGGGTTCGAGTCCCCCCTCGCCCACTGAAAAGGTAGATGCTATAAATAAATATAGCGTCTACCTTTTCTATGAAATACACTGAAGAAGAATTTATTAATGCTGTAAAATCTTCAACAAGTATGAGACAAGTTTTAAACAAACTTGGACTCAAAGAAGCGGGTGGTAATTATGCCATTGCTAAAACAAGAGTTAAAAATCTTGGATTAGATACTTCACACTTTAGAGGACAGTCGTGGAACAAAGGAAAAAAACTTGGACCACGAAAATCTGTAAAAGAACTTTTGGTGAATAATAGGAAACACCCTTATCAATCACATAAATTAAAAAATCGTCTTTTACAGGAAGGTATTAAAATTCATCAGTGTGAAATGTGTGGTATATCAGAATGGAGAGGCAGTCCAACTCCTTTAGAATTGGACCATATAAACGGTAT